AAAAGATTTCGTTAACACATTTATAGAAGAACTTATTAGACTCCAAATCAGAGCAGCAGCAACTCAATTGTTTAGCACGTTGTTTGGTGCAATTGGTGGTGGGGTTGGAAGTGGTAGTGATGTCCTAGCAGGCACACCAAACATTGATTATGGAGTTGGACTTGCAGCAAATGGTGCAGCATTTGGGATGGGTGGTAATGTGGTGCCATTCGCCAAAGGCGGAGTTGTTAATGGAGTTACTCCGTTCAAGTTCGGTGGTGGTAAAAATGGTGTGATGGGTGAAGCAGGACCAGAAGCAATCATACCTTTAAGTAGGGGTAAAAACGGCAAGTTAGGGGTTGCAGCAGAAGGTTTGGGCTCAGGTGGGTCAGTTATAAATATAACAAATAATATAGTTGTAGAGGGCGGATCTGGCAATGGTGACGAGTCAGACCAGACTGAACTAGCTGATGCTATTGGTTTTAATATAGAGCAAAGAACTAGACGTATAGTTCAAGAAGAATTAGGCAATCAAAGACGACCAGGTGGAATGCTCAACCCACCGTCAACCCAAGGATTTAAATAAATGGCAACTCTACCCCTAGCACATTTAATAGCTGAATCAAGTACGAAAGAAGGCGAAGTGAATGTCACTGAACAGACCTATGGTCAAGGTGTGACACAACGAGCTGTATATGGCACCAGTGCAAAACGTGATAGTTGGACTGTCAAATGGGTATTACTTAACAAGCAAGATAGAGATCTATTATGGAGTTTTTATAATACAGTAGGTACAGTAACAGCTTATGAGTGGCAAGCACCTAGCGACAGTGTCATAAAAGAATGGTGGTTTAAAGAGCCGCCAAAAGAGAAACAACATAAGGGTGATAGATTTACAATCACAGCAACTATCATGCAATATAATAATAGACAAGTACCTGTGCGTATTTTGGGAATTGAGGAAATTAAATGAGTATCATAACAACAACCCATCATGCAGTTGTGGAGAACGCACCCAATATAGATGATTTTACTTATGAATGGGCTGTTACTGAACCAGCAACTATAATAAGTGGACAAGGTACGCCAACTGTGGTTGTTTCTTCAGATGACTCACAATATAATACTACGTTTTTTTTAACTTGTAAAGTGACGTCAACAACTGCTGATCCAAAACCAGGTGATGCAATTGGTCAAGACGTTATCGAGATTCGTTTTGATCATATTAGATCAAATATCACTTTTGGCAAAATTGATATAGTTAAAACTGGAGTATGCTCATTTGTACCACCAGCAACTGCATGTGAGTCGATAGGAACATATAGTGCATCCGCGAACAATGCCAATATCAAATATAACTGGTATATATCTAGTGGTACAGCAGTTATTGCGGGTGATTCAAATAGAAAGACAGTGGATGTGAAGACGACTGATTCTTCAGACTTTACTCTTTCGTGTGATATGATTGCAGACCTAAATACGTTTGTGGCTAATTTAACGACACGTCATACAAATAATTTAATTAATGAGCCCATACGTATTAATGATATGACTTCGGCTGGAGGTACAGGCTACTGTGTGATACTTGAAGGGCAAACTGAATGTGCAGCTCAATCAAGCTACAGGGTGGTGACAAACAAACCAGCCGATACTTTTAAATGGTCTGTATCACCTGGAGCATCTATCGTGTCTGATGACAGTTCAGAAGTAGTTACTGTAGAGTCTATTGGTTCAGCAAGTGTGACTACTTTTAGCTTGACGTGTGTGGTTACTTATGGAGCAGAAACAGCCACACTCACTCGATCATTCAGTCATAGACGTGCAGAAGAATCAGATTTATCATTAGTATTAACTGGTAATTTTAATCCAAGTGCCACTTATGTATATCCAGCTACAACAGCAACTATCACAGAGAGCTATGAGGCTATAGCAACTGGTATAATTAATCCAACCTATAATTGGACATTAGCTAATGATAACGCGAATATAATTGCTGGTCAAAATGAGAAGATTGTAACTTTGGAAGCGACAAACAGTCAATCGGTTCTGGAGCAATTAACGTGCGATGTGACTGGAGATTTTAATTTAATATCAGCAAGTCAGAACATCAATTTCAATATAACTGATGCCACTGGTGAACCCGTTATTGAGTCTATAACTGACTCAGGTGGGTTTTGTAGATTTACAGATACTCAAAACTGCATAGCTACTTCAAGTCATACAGTCCAATTATCAAGTATAGGTAATGGGATAGCATCATACGTATGGACTGTTATAGGAGCAAGTATTGTATCGGGTCAAGGCACAGACACAATTGAAGTGACAACCAATAACTCACAGTTGACTACTAATTTTACAGTTAAATGTGATGTAACTGACAACAATCAAAGAACTGATAGTTTACAAATAAATGCATCTCATAGTAGAGAGTTAAATCAAGGCAACTTAATATATGAGCCACTGCCTAATGGTGGAATACGACTTAGAGATGTTAGGTCTCGTCCATGGGATAGATTTGGGATAGGTTTAAGTTTAAATAAATCTGAGCTCGGTGACTTTTTAATAGTGGGTGCTCGTGGTTGGGATACAGAACTTGACAAATTAGGTGCTGTATTCGTTTATCAAAAAGATCCAGTGGATAAAATATGGAAAGGTGACACAATTATAACTCCGAACTTTCAAGGTCCGCAATTGAATTTTGGTATTGCATTAGCAAGTTACAGAGATAAAATGATAATTGCTAATGCAAATGAGAATGGTACAAATAGAACTGAGTATATGACTTGGGATGGATCTAATTGGGTCTACAAAAGTCAGTTTAATGGAGCTGGCGTATTTTTTGATACGACAACTATTATGTCAATGAACGATAATATGGCTTTTGTCCCCCAAGATGGGTTTAGTGGGTCTTGGGATTTAGTGGGTGATAACTTTCAAGAAGGGGAAGTGCTGCTAAATACAAAATACTTAAAAATTACTGAAAATAATTTAACAGCAGCAGATGAGAACTTAATGGTGGTGTATGAATGGGTATCACCGAATTGGGTCGCAAAACAAACAATCCCAGACAGCGGATCAGGGTATACAAATACCAATAAACGTGTGGCTGGCATTACATCTACAACGCTGGTATTCCCCTCACTCGTAGATAATACTTTATACATTAAGGTTTATACTTTTAATGGCACAAGTTATGAGTTTGATAGTATGTTCGAAAGTCCAGCTGATCCAACTATCTTTAGATTTATGACATTTGAAATCCATCCGTCAGGTAATTATATAGCTATATTCACACTAGTGCCATCAAAGAGAATATATGTATATAAGAAGGTAGATGGTGAATGGGTTGCGAGCGCAGTTTATAGTCCACCAGCAGATGCATCCAGCGACTATCAGTTGACTCACACGTCAAACGAAGATGAGATAATAGTTGGTGACCAAGAAGAAATAGATCCAAAAGCAGGTGCCATTTATATATACAAGTGGGAGCAATAATGGAAAGTCTACCAATCACAAATTTTATAAGCGAAAGTAGCCAAATGAGTTTGGTTGAGCAAATGGCTGAAGTGCAATACGAAAACTTTTATCCCCAAAGAAGTTATGTGGGTGATACTGGTTTTAGAAAATATATGTGGACAATAGTATGGACACCTGTAACTAGAGAAGAACGCGACACAATTGCTGCTTTTTTTGATGCTCATAGCTTAGTTGTGCCTTTTAATTGGTTTGCATTTAATGACACTCAAGAACGTGCATGGGTGTTTAAAAGTGTCCCATCAGTATCTAATTTAGGCGGAGATAAATATAGTATAACAGTGGATCTATTAGAGGAGTTCGTAGTATAAATGGCGACCGTAAATCAGTACTTACAATCACAATACTTTAAGAGTCCATATATCGAGCTATTCGAAATTGATTTGAGAAGAATTAATTATCTATATCCAGTCATACGAATCACACCTAACGACCAAGGCGGTAAATGGCTGACTTGGCGTGGAGCTAATTATCAACCAGTACCAGTGGAGCTTACAGGTGCCGGAGTTCAAACTGAAGGGGCAGTCCCCCAGCCAATACTTAAAATAAGTAACGTGACAGGTTTGCTAACTGAACTGAACAATCTCTATGGTAATTTGTTGAACGCATCAGTTAGAAGATGGCGCACTTGGGAAGAGTTTCTTGATACAGAGCCAACAGCTAATCCAAATATGTTTATGGAAGTTCAAGAATGGATTATTATCAAAAAAGAAGTACAGACACCATTTGACTGTGCATATAAATTAGCAAGTCAGTATGACAGAGAAGCAATTAAAGTGCCTAAAAGACAGGTACTTGCTGATGCTGGCTTCCCAGGAGTACGTAGATTTGGATAATTTAGAAGAATTTAAACAATACGTGATAAATGAGTATCCAAAAGAAGCAGTTGGGTTTGTCGTAGACAATCACTTTATCCCATTAGAGAATATACACCCTCAACCAAATGACAACTTTAGGGTCAGTCCTGCTGATTACTTGCAGTATGAAAATCAAATAGAGTCAATTGTACACAGTCACACAATCAAGCCAGGCGATAAACCCAAAGCTGATTTTAGAAGTCCGAGTACAAGTGATTTACAACTTTATAAATCATTTAGGATTCAGTTGGGGATAGTTGCAACTGATGGTGTGGGCGTAACTGATATGTTAGATGTACCAATCAAACCATCAGTAGCAGCAGAAGATAGAACTTGGGCAAGTGGAGCAATGGATAGTTTTACTTTATTAGATCTGCCTTATCACCCATTCGCTCATTCAGATGAAATAATGGACAAGCGTATACCTAACTTCTTTTATGCGAATGGCTATAAATGGCTTGAAGATTTTACTTTACAAGAAAACGATGTGATTTTATTTAGATTGACAAAAGTAATTGACCACTTAGGTATCTATTTGGGTGATGATAAAATGCTGCATCAACTACCAAATAGAAGACCTGAAATAACTACTTACAGCAAGTGGGAACATATGTCGACCCATAAATTGAGGAAAGTATGAGTACAGTAAGAACTATCAAGATGCATGGGGAATTAAAGAAATTCGGCAATCAATTTAGATTTGCAGGCAACAATCTACCACAGATTTTAGATGCAATGTACGCTATGCGTCCTGGCTTAAAACAAGAAATAGAAAAAGGCAATTGGAATATAGTTGTTAATAATAAAGATTTTAGAGTTTTAGACATCACGAAACAACTAGACGATGATGAGTTAGAGATACACATCCTACCATATTTAGAAGGCTCTGGACTTGATGACATATTTAAAATTATCGGAGTGATTTTAATTGCAGTGGCGATGTTTTACTCAGGTGGTACAGTTGCTGGTTTGGCAACTATGGTAGGTAGTACAGGTTTGACAGCAGGTACAGTTTTACTTGCTGGTATCAGTATGTTTTGGTCGGGTTATCAAATGAGTCGTATGGATAACTTATCCCAACAGCAAAGCGAAAGACAAAGTTATATGTTCAATGGTCCTGTCAATACGCAAGTACAGGGTGGGCCTGTACCTATTGTATATGGTAGATTTAGAGCAGGCAGTACAGTTATCAACGCAGGTGCAGTAATAGCAAGAGAATCCAGCAATCCAGGTTACAGTGGTGGCACACAACCAGGTAGTGGTGGCAATATCATAATGAAATAGGAAAATAAATGAGTAATAGTGGTTACAGAACACACTCGCGTTATCTGATACAGGACTTAATTTCTGAAGGTAAGGTACGCGGGTTTGTCACAGAAGACGAAGCGAAGAGCATATATTTAGATGATACGCCTCTAAGTAATTATGAAGGCTCAACTCATGAGTTTCGTTATGGTACAGCCGAACAAGAGATAATGGACAACTTTCCCCAAGTGGAGTCTACGTTCGCAGTAAACACGGTTGTAGAAAAAGGTACACCCCTTGTTAGAACCCTTCAAGAACCAGGTGTTGATGCATCCAGAATTATTATACAAGTACAAGGCTTATACGAATCTAAAGATGATGGTAAAATAAAAGGGCGAAGTGTTCAATATAGAGTTGATAGACGTATAGTTGGCAGCCCAGTGTGGACTGTAGGTACAGTCGTGACAATCATGAACAAATCACTTGTGGCATTTGAAGACTCAATTATTATCAGTGCTCCGCCTGGATTAGAGTCCGATCAGTTTTGGGAAATACAAGTTACTCGTGTTACAGATGACAACTCAGACAATCATAAAATTCAAGACACATTTCAATGGAAGAGTTTCTCCGAAATAAAGTATTTAGAAGAAACATACGACCATTCAGCAGTGGTTGGTCTAAGTATCAGTGCAAAAGATACAGGGGGTAATGTACCTAGAAGAAGTTATGATATTTTTGGTGTCGAGATTCGAGTGCCATCTAACTGGGTTGAGCCTGTTTTTGACAGTGATGGCAATCCAACTGCTTGGGGCTATTATGTAGATCCAGAGAATTGGGATGGTACTTTTAAGTGGGGTTGGAGTGATGATCCAGTTTGGATTATATATGACTTGCTTACGAATGAAAGATATGGAATGGGCGGTAATATAATAAACCCATCATATATTGACAAAGGTAGTTTTTATAATGCAAGTCGTTATAATATGGAGTTGATTGATGATGGCATAAGAAACAGCAAGAACCCAAATGGAAAAGAACCAAGATTTAGATATAATAACGTTATAAGCGTCCAAGATAACGCCAGTAAGATAATTTCAGCTATAGCTAACGTATGTAACGCTTATGTGATTGCTGATGGTAATTTTATTAGGATAGTTCAAGATAGACCAACGCCTATAAGTGGTACAATCACGAATGTGGATGTGATTGATGGTATTTTTAGTGAACAATCAGACGTCAGTGAGAATCTAACTACAGTTGTTAATATAACGTATAACGACCAAACCAATAGATTTATGCCAAAAACTTTGCAAGAGCAACTGCCAGCTGAAACTATCGGTAGATACGGCTACAATAAAGTGGATATTGCAGGGGCAGGTATAACTAGTGAAGGCCAAGCAATGAGAACTGCAAGATGGGTTCTTCAAGCACCAATTAAAAGAAACAAGTATTTAAGTTTTGCAGTTGGTTGGAAAAAAGCATTTATACGTCCTGGTGAAGTTTATTTGATTGCTGATTCATTCAACCAAATAAAAAATGGTAGAGTTAAAACAGGTTCGACTAATAATAACATTCAGTTAGACAAATCAGTTACGTTAAAACAGAACGTCACTTATCATTTGTATTTAACTTTAATGGATGGGTCAACTCAAAAAGTTACAGTGCAAAATGGGTCTGGTACTCACAACTCATTAAACGTCACACCATCATTTACTGAAGTACCTACGCCAGGTCATGCTTGGGCGTTAGAGGGCGATGCAAAGCCAATCCCATTTAGAATCATGTCAGTAAAAGAAGACCCAACCAAAGGTCAGTATTCGATTTCAGCTCAATATTATGATGAGCAGATCTATCAAGAAATAGAAGAAGGGATAGAAATCGAAGATCCTATATATCTACCACCTGTTTTAGTTGATGTCCCGCCAGTATCAAGTGCAAGTGTGATACACGAAGCTTATACGAACGAAGATGGCATCATACAATTGCGTGTGTTACTTGAGTGGGAAGGTGTTAACTTTGATGACTTCGGGCAGTACGTGGTTGAGTGGCGAGTTGATGGTACTCCATACACAGCAGTGTCGGGTATTTTAAATAATGGATTTATTTTAGAGCCAGCTGAACGTGGGATTTATGACTTTACAATCTTTGTCGAAGATAGATTCGGTAGACGAAGCACAGCATTTGTTATTGCATACTCACTTGAGCCTGGTGAGGATATTAGCTCATTACAACCGCCACTTAATTTAAGGGTGTTAGGTACTACTGGTACAACATTTGATACAACAAATCTAACATTCGTTTGGGATAACAACCCAGCAAATGATACTTTGGTAAATGAGACTCTAAAAGATTATGTTGTGGAATTGAACTTCTTAGAGAAAGAGAATGAGAAGAAACGCGAATTATTGGTTGAGTACGACTTTAATAAAGTGACGTATGCATTCTCTGACAATAGAGCAGACCACAGTGTTGATTCGCCAAATGGCCAAGCATCACGCACAATAGATGTGCGTATATACCCTAGAAATAACAATAATACACTTGGACTACCCGCAATTGCAACTTTTAATAATCCAAGACCTAGTAATCCAGGTATGACAATCACTCCGGGTATAGAAAGTCT